TTCCCTTTCCAAGACCCGCTTATCGACTGTGATGCAAAGATCTCTAATTTAGCAATATCTGCTGGAGAAAACTGTAGTAGCGCTCTTCTAATATCTTTGTCGGGGAAGTAGTATTCTGTAGTGCCGTAATTGCCGTTTGCAGCTAAATCGTAAGTGTAATAAGGGTTGTTAGTTAAGGATTCTCTAAATAGGAATCTAGTCCCGTCTTGAGAGTTCTTTGCAGATACTTCTAGAATAGGATCCCGACCCGTATTTTTAGACGGGTATCTTGAATATATTGTCGAGTCTGCTGATACAAATATTTGATATACTGCCATGGTTAGAATGTTACTACGCGTCCTTGAATATCTGTGTCTAGGTATTTAACTTCAAAGATATTTGGATCTAATGAAGGATAAATCACTCCGTTTAAAGTCGCCCCTGGAATATCGTAACTGTATTGAGAATAACCTTGGTTAGTTCCTGCTATATTATTAATGGATACTTTCTGAACTGTCTGCACGCCTGCAATTTGATCGAGGGCTGTATAAATCTCTGAAAGGATTATTGGTTGATTAATTTGCCAATTCTCTCTTGCAAAGTAGGCTCTTAATACACTTAGACATCCAGCAAGTACATCCCTAGATGTATAGTTTGGTCTAATAATGATATCGAAATTAACCTGAATGTTTATAATATAGGCAGGTTTTAAGATAATAGTATCTGTCAACATTCTATATTGCTCAAGATATGTTTGTATGTTCTGTAAAAGAGCAGGCCCTGGAACCGTAAAGGCTCCATTTGTATCATAGCTAAGTAAGTAAATAGAAGTAGCTAGCGGATCTCTTTCTCCGGGCTGTCCTACTAAGTATTGCGCAAAAGTAGCAGTATCTTTGGTTACATAAGCCTTTGCTACTTGGCCGAATTTAGGAGGCATTCCTAGTACAGTACCTAAATAATCTTGCTGTGTTACAGCTCGCATTTGAGAGGGGAACTGGGCTAAAGTGTTTAATCGGATGTCTTCAGGAGTATCGCCATCACCGCCTCCAACTGCAGGTATACTGTTATTGACCGCAAGAGTGGTTCTTGTAAATGCTTCTTGAGCTGGACTTGTCGGATTGGGAAACGTAATATTTGAAGTTACTATATTAGTTAGTTCATTTACGGCAACGTTAGCAGTAGCTCCTCCACCTACTAAGTACTGTACTGTTAGGTTTGTTTGAAAAGGGGCAACTCCGTATGAGTTATTTGTTACAAAGTTAGTTGGATCGTAGGCGGTATTTAACATGTCTATACCGTTTACGGTTCCAATACCTACGTTGAATGGGTTAGGAATAGATCCTGAAATCGCTTGAATACCTGCACCGAATTCTAATTGGAGAATATTATTTGCTGTAAATCTTGAAACAAAACGGAAGGGTACGTTTTCTCTTTCTAGAATATAAGGTACCTGATTAGCTTCTTGATACAATTGAGGGTAGGCCAGAGCAGTATTGGCAACAGGCTTCAGAATATAATCTTGGGCCAAGTAAGGTACTTCATACCATCTATACCCTGTTCTTTGATCTGTAACTTTAATTATCTCGATGATATCAGTATCTTGAATAGTTCTTACCGGGAACCTTTGTATAGTTCCGAAGTTAAGGACTGCATTTCTAACTTGACCTGAAATTGCTTGAGTTCTCTTTTTTAACAAATACGTATTAGGATTACCGCCTGCAGTAGTGTATACTGAGATTTCAGTAGGATCAATTGAAGAAGATAGATTGAAATCTATCCTATTAGGACAGTAAAAAAAGTTTGCAGTATTAATATTCGATCTAACTTGCATACCTTCTTCTACGATCATAGCGTAATTAAAGTCGGGCTCGTAGCTAGAGCCAGAAGCAGGTATTTGTTGATAAACGTCTAGAGATACGATTGCAGCAGAAGTGACTTTTGGTCTATATCCTAACATGTATGCAAGTGCATAAAGGTTATTAGTCTGCTTTGCATACTCTAAGAATGTCTCTTGAGTCTGATTATCTAAATAGAACGAAAGTACGTCTCCTACATATGATGCCATGTCAATAAACATAGTACCAGGGGAAGAGGTAGAAAAGTCGTTATACGAATTAGGATAATACGTTTTCGCATACTCTACCAATGCGTTCTTAAACGTAGTAAAGTCCTTGTTTAGATATGTTATATTCTTGTTAGCCATTTAAACTAAGTGTTACAATGTCTGATTCACCTGTATTGTTTATTGTGTATGAAAACTGTATTGTCAGCAAGTTTTGATTAGGGTCTCCGCCAAAAGTTAATTGAGTAATAATAACATTTGGAAAGTATCTCTCAATACCTGCTCTAATAAGAGCATCTAGTTCATCTAACGTCTCTCTAGTAATTTGTTCGAATACTTTACTTCTTATATTTGCCCCAAAACCAGGATTAAAAATTCTCTCTCTTTGATCAGTTAACAGAAAGTTAATGATATTATATTTTAGTTGCTCCCTAGTTGTATATACAGTTCTAAACACTCCAGGTGCATCGAAGGGTAAAGCAACTCCAATACCTGTTGATGGTCTGAGATCGAGAACGTTTATATTTCTAAGGTTGTATGCCATTATATTTCTCCGTTCGCTTTCATTTTAGCCATGATTCCGGAAAAGTCAGGAACTGCATTTATCTCTATTGCGTCTAAATTCGAGCTCTTTCTTGCAGAAGCAAACATACCGTCCATTGATTCTACTACTGGAACGTCAGCAGAGGTAGCAGAAATGTTTCCGAATCCTTCAAAATCCTTAGCAGTCATTGTCATTGCAGTCTCGGCCAAAAGACTATTTAACGGATTATTTGGACTAAGAACAGGTGGGACTAATTTAGGTACCTGTCTGTTTAAGGTCTTTGGTACAGGTTCTTTTTGTATAACTGCTTCAGTTATAGGCTGTTGTGACCTGTTTGCCATAACGGCTTCTTTCAATATTCCGGCTAGCTCTTCTTGAAAAACAGCCCGAACCTCTTCGCGAATTATCTTTCTAAGTGCATCTAGTTTTGCCATATGTAATAAATATATTTAATTGAGTAATTTATAGTTAACCTTCTCTTTGAAGTTCCAGTATTCTTCTATTTGCGGCAACTATCTTTTTTCTTCTATCAGCAATAATTGGTATACCAAGCGGTCCTTGAGTTGCAGCAACAGCGATTTGTGCTTGCCATTCTTTAATCTGATCTTTTAAATTAGCTATATCCAAACGTACCGCTTGCTGTAATTGATTGGATCTTAGAGTAGCGAATCTTCCAGTGTTGTCTGTTTTCTGTATTTCTGCTGCCGCCTCTCTATAGTTCTTAGCTAAAGCCGCTCTTGATCTACGTCTTAATCTTCTACCTCCTTTGAGATTGTTGACAAACGCATTCAAACCAAGACCTTCATTTTCATCTGTATTATCAGGTAGATCTAATGGTGCAGCATCTATATTTAAATCATCATCTAGTATGTCATTGTTCTCAAGGAATGTATATGCTTCGCTAACTGCTGCTAAAACGTCTCCGTCTATAGATCCAAGATCTGGTCCTACAAGTCCGAGTGCTACAAGTTTTTGCTTTACCTCACCAATTATAACATCTGGATTAGTTGCAAAGGTAAGGTCGGACTGAACGATTATAGTCCCGGCTTGGTCTAGAGCTACACCTCTTCTGCGTTTATTCTCAACAGAAACGTCAACAACCTCTTCTTCTAATATTCTTATTTCATATGATCCGAAGGTTGTAGAATCTGGGCTTGTCTTAGAATCGTAGCTAATTATATAATAGGAGAGTTCGTCTAGGGTTGTATTTAAATCACTACGTGTCTGTAACAATTCGTTCAATACATCTGAGTCTTTAAAAGCATCACATACTTGTAAGTTCAAAAGTAGAGTGTCTAGTCTTCTTAAGAGTTCATTAGCATTTACAATTAGGTAACGTACGAAGTTTGTAGCAACTCCTAAAAGTGCGTTTATTGATTTTAAAACTCTAACTACTCCGTTGGATTCATCTCTTGCAGCGTCTTTGGCGTCTTGTATCTTGGTTTGTGGTCCAGCTGCGCTGAGGATCAGAGGGATAGGGAGAATGCCGAAGAAGTAAAGTATAAACTTAAATACTTTTATAAATAAAATAGCAAGTTTAATTATGAACTGACCAGTTGTAATTACTTTCTGTACTTTATTAGCTATCTTAATAAAGGATCTTATTCCGTTATTTACCTCCTTTAATGTAGGTATAATTTTTGTTACATCTACGAATTCGTTTAATCGTGCAATTTGACTTCTGATATCGGCGCCTACAAAATTACCTGCTAAATTAATTGCGGATTTAAAGTTAAGGTTCTGTATAGTTGTACAGACAGATCTCAACTGTCCTATCTTAGTCTGTAGAGTAAGCAGTTCAGGAGTAGATATTTGATTGAAATCAGAGTACTTATTAACGTCTCCTAGTATATCGTTAACGAAATTTAAATTTGATCCAAGTCCTGGAACTTCTCTTAATAGTACTGCATCTTGAGACGTGAAAAGAGATCCGGTAGTGTTTGTATTAAAGCTAAAGACCTCACCGATACTTTTCAGTAAGTAATATATATTATACTTCTGTACTGCAGTGCCGCCTTGTGTTGGTGCATTTGATTGTGTAACGGCTTGTTGAAGAGGTACCGCATTAGGTCCTACGCCTAAATAAGATCCTATAAAAACATTAGGGTAAGCTGTATACTTATCGATAGCCTTAACTACTAATCCTGCTTGATCTTGTAGAGTGAAAAAAACTACTTGTGTTGTTGTCCAAGTACTTCTTTCAGGTCTCGGCTGTCTTTTTACATTTATATTGTCGTATGCGTACGTAACGACATTACATAAATCGACCGAATTGAGGGCGTCTAATGCATTAAAAAGTCCTGATTGAACTAGCCGCTGTCCTATTTTTGGTTTTTCAGGTCTAGTGGTCACCTCTCTATACTGTAATTGTTTATCAGGCTGATTTCTAGTAGCAACAATCGTTTTTTTGATATCTTCAGGAGGAGTATCATCGGGACCTAATACAGATTGAAACTGCCAGGGTTCTGGTTGATTCGTCGGAGGTGGTATAGTTTCACCTACATTTCCGCTGCCGAACGTTACTTCGTTTCGGGTAGACGGAGGGGGTACTGTCTTTGTTGTATAGCTCCTGGGTTCTCTCGCGGATTTACTTCCATAGCTTGCTGAAGACTTTTTATCTTTAGAGGGAGAAGGATTACCCCACAAGATCTTGTCGGTGCCTATTTGTAATTCGCCTAGTCCTTTTGCTGAGATCCTTACAATCCTCTCAATACCTCTTGCTATCTTATTCCTTGGCATTACCTGGTAAAAGTATTTTTAGAGAGACATGAAGAATTTAGTTGAGCCTTAACCCTATTACCGATTCCTTCTAAAACTTTACCAGTATTTACGATTCCAGGAATTGCCGTTTCAAGCTCTTCTGCAGACATTGCTTGTAAAGCTACCCCTAAATTAACTAGTGCGTCAATGAGGAATCCTAATTGAATTGCAGTACTTGTACCTAGTAGTACGGGTTCGCCTATACGAGCGGCGTTAAAACCTAACTCGATCTTAGGAGAGGCGATAGTGGTTTTTTCGTTTGCGTCGACAGTGAATGTAGCAGGTGATGAAATAGCGACGCCTTTTTTACCGAATAAGAATATAAAGTCGTCATAGGAATGGTGTACGACTCTTCCTGAAGTTATTATAACTTGATTACCTAGATATGGGAACTGTGGTTGATACATTTTAGCCTCCGTTAATAATTTGATCTTGATCTTGAGCAGATATGTTATCAGTACTAGTTAACTGCTGCTGAATAGGAATCGAAACTGTATAGGTTCTTGCTAGTACTATATCCAAACTTGCTAAGCTAAAATTATTATTTATGTCATCTATCACTATTTGCTGTCCTTCTGTTAAATAAATCGAAGAGGGGTCTTTATTGATATTCTCAACCGTTGGGACTGTAGTGATGTTGTTATCGGGCTTACCTTGCCCGTTCCTTATAATCGTAATCGGATTACCAGGAGTACTATTTTTCGACCAAGGATTTTGATCGGCAGGGATAGGATTTGTAGAACTAAACCTTATTGAATTGCCCCATCTGCCTTCTATAGTAACATCACCAGTAAACTGTCTTAATGCCTTAATGTTATCTTTCTCTACAAAGTTAGGACCTAAAGGCATATTTAAAGATCCAGTAGCTGTAGTATTTATAGGTTGATTTGTGTTACTACTATCTTGATAAGTACGCTTCACTTTACCTATGTAAGCACCATAATCACCGAGGTCGGGGAAGGCATTATGATTAGCTAATCCCCATAAATTATAAGGTTGAGTGTAAAAAAAATCTCTACGGCCTCTATCCTCATTCATTTCTCTAGAAGGTCCTGGAAATATTAAAACCATCTCTCCCTCTATAGGATACTGTTTTACTGCTGAACTCATTGGACGAGCTACATTATTACCGCCGCTTGTTAAAGTTCTATCTTGTAGTCCAGTCAGTAATTGAAAGGTTATTGCTCCGAGATCTGATGGATCTTTGAAGTAGGGATCAGGAACGTTAGTTCCGATGTAAATAGGGCCTTGTACTACATGTGTCACGCGTGCAATAAGGTAATTGAAGCTTGTACCGGGACCAGTAGGCTGTGCAAAAGAAGCGAGCTGTTGAGTATATGTAGGGTTAAAGTTAGCCATTCTCTTTACTACTTGGTAATTGTTTAACCTCTTCTTCTTTTAAAGGTGCAGTTGTTTTTTGAATATCGCTAAAAAGCATCTCTAGGTCCTTGTCGCTAAACATACCGTCGGCACCTGCTTCTGTTTGATTTGCTTTTTGCATGATTTGAGCAAGCTTAACTAGGGCTTCGTCATTCTTGATATCAGAATCAAGGTAGCCTTTAATCAGAGGTACTATAACAACAGCATCCCCAGGTTCAGTAACCATGTTAACAAGCTGGTCGGTCAAATTTTTAATTTGATTCTGCTTAGCTTTATGGTTCTTAACAATGTCCTTTACGAGGTCAGAGTACTTCTTGCCATCGTATAAATCGAAATCTAAACTCATGAGACTCTTTTAAATAAATATCTAACGAGAAAAAATGTCGATCCTTGTTCCTTGTTCTAGATATTTATTCAACATATCTCGATAAATCTCTTTAAGTACCTTTATTACCTTAGTAATTACGGGAGTAGGTGCATCTGTAATCTCTTTAATATAGATAAAGAGAGCTTTCTTATTGAATATATCTATATTTTCCCTGCGCTTGAATAACTCTAAAATAGCGTCCCCTACCCTAGCCTCTTGCGGTTTTGGAAAGAGTTCTAATAGCTCATCGTCTATTTTTTGAATAAAGAGCTCAATAAATGAAATAGATTCAAGATCATCTTGACGAGAAAGAAGAAGTTCGTTAGTTACAGTCTTATCTGTCTCTACGTCGTCTACAGGTGCTTTTCCCTTTAATCTCTTGTAGTTATTGTTGTTGTATACTATCAGATACCTTTTTGCAATAGTACCGAAATACGAATAAGCTTTACCTTTAGTTTGATCGTAGAGGTGTAGCTTTTCAAGAAGGAAGGCGATTACCTCGTGCTTTAATTCATCGATATCATCTACTTCGGTGTAGTAGAACTTAAAGGTATGAATAATATTTTCGGCTAACTTATAGAAGGCGTAATAAATCCTTTCGTTAAAGATCTTATCTCTACGGGCCTGGGAAGCTTCTTTTCTATACTCAAGAATGGCCTCTTGGGTATCGAGGGTAAAGTAGTCAATCGATTTTTTAGGCCTTCTCTTTCTAACCTTTCCGTCTTTGGTAAGCGTAACCTCTTCTTCTGGTTTGAAAATATCTTCTACCATTATCGCTTGTTGAATTGATTCAATCCTTCTTGGATTGCTTTTAGATTGTAGAAAACCTGCTGTAGTTCTTTATCGCTCTCTAGCCAAATCTTATCGTCTAAACCTTTAACAGCTTTCTCTGATTCGCCGATCAAGCTCTGAAGCCCGGCGATAAAAGTAGCTTGACTAATTACAGTGTTTTCTAATTTGATATTCTTTTGATAGAGGTTGTAAATAATCCAACCCACAACAGTTAGTGCCCATACGGCGAGCATAATCCATCCAAACATATTATAATCCTTTTAGTGCGTTTAGTAATCCGGGATTCTTTGCCCCGATATTCGATAACTTCTTGGCTTCAGCAGCTTGCTTGAATTGAGTAGCAGTAGCAGGCTTCACTTCTTTAGCTTTAGGTGCCCCTACCTTACCGCTCCATTCCTTTTCCCATTCTACTCTTGCGGCTAAGATATCGGCTTGATGTAGAATGTAGGGAAGCGATGTACGTAACTTAGATTCGTTTTGACTTGAAAATAGGTAAGCTTTATTTCCGTCATCGTAAGGTCCGTCGTGAATTTTGATTGCTACAAATTCGTTGAACGACATTTGAATACCGGCTGATTGTAGAATAAAAAGAGATGCGTCTTGAATCGGGATGAAAGGAAGCTCTGCATTAGGTTTATACATTGCTCCTTGATTCTTGATATGCCATTCTGAATCGTTAGGTAGATAAGCAGGCTTACCGTCACGTCCTAGTTTACCGAGGTCGTGATTGATGGCAGAGAATACCAACTCTTCTTGCGAGAAGGTAGTGATGTCGGAGCCGAATTGCTCCCATACCTCGTAAAGGGCGAGAGCTGCTTCTACTACTCTAAGAACGTGATCTACATACCCCCCCGGGAAGGCGTTATGAAATGCCGTACGAGAGGAAGCGGGTGCAAAAACCAAATTCTCTTCCTGAGATTGGTATAGAGCAAGGAGGTTGGTGGCTCGAGGCTCAGAAATATGATCAGTAATAACTTGATAAAACTTTTCAAGATTGCTTTGAATTTGTTCAGGTGTTAACATGCAAATAGGTTTATACCTATAATATAAAACCTAATTACCTAGCTAGCAACTTTTTTAATATTCTTCTTGCTCTGCGTTGACTAGAGTCTGAATCTCTTGTATTTTCTCACGTAGCGTTGATACAACTTCTTGAAATTGATCACGGGTAAGGTTTTGAGAAAGAAGAGAGTTAAGACGGGCGATAGAGTTATCTAGGGCTTCTAATTTATTCGAAACCAGGTTTTTGTAGCGCATATAATTTATTTAACAATACTTATGATATTATGAATCATCGAATTTAAATCGTAATGTCCGACTCTTATAGCACCGTGTTTAGTAGACTCCCCTACTAGCTCTATAGAATCAGCTCTATAAAGATAAAATGAAGGTAGACTTTTTTTAGAAGACGATACCAAAACTATAGGGTAGGTATTTACCCCTAAGAAGTCTTCTACGTCATCGGCTAACTTATCATTATCGTTAGCATCGATAGACTCGTAAACAATTCCTTCCTTATTTAAAGCCTCTACCAACTCCTCACAGTAACTACACCCACTAAGTCGCAAAACCGTTACTTTTTTCATTTTTATTTTTATATTTTTCTCTTTCTTCTTCTAGAGAGAAATATCATCTTATCTGATGATAAAAAGAAGTTAAGGATTTTTTTTCAGACTTCCAACTTTTTATTCACCTCTTTCTAGAGGATCGGAAGGTTTTGTTTTCATTACATATCCTACCGTTTCACTCATTCTACTCCAGTTAACGCTGTTTGCTGCTGTATCTTCAAGTTTTCTATTAAGCTTAGGATCCTTATTTATTAGATCTTGTATCTGTTTGATATAAGTAGGATCTGTAATATACCTGTAATTATCACCATCTTCTACACCTAACCTCGTGATAACTGCTGTAGCATTATCTACGTAATACCCGCCGGGATTGATTTCCATATGATCTTCATAGTCAGCACCTTCGTAATGAAAATCGACACTAACATCAGCATCAATAATATAATCCTTTCCGAGAATATTAACTTCCCATTCTTCGATTTCAACGTCAGTATTACCTTCGCCTTCCGCAACTACACCCACACTCACAGTCTCTTCCATATCCGGACCCTCATAATAATCAACATCATCTACCGTATCCCAATCAATATAATTAGCAGCAGCATCTTCAAGCTCTCTATTGAGTTTTGGATCTTTATTTATTAAATCCTGTATTTGCTTAATAA